GAACAACCTATGCAACAGGAACAACCTATGGAGCAGCCAATGGAAGAGCAACCCCAACCTCAACAGGAGATGATATAAAATGGCACACGTAGTAATAAATAGCACTGGCACAGGTGCTGCACAAGCTGGTGGTGGTGTAACAACTACCTCTGGTAATAAAAATATTGTGCTTATAAATGAAACTGATTCAGTTATAACACTAGACATACATGTTGGAGGTGCACATCATTCTCCAGGATTAATACATAAGATTGAAAAAAAAGGTTACCTTGATGTCACTCATGTCGGCAATCATGGTGCTGTTACAATGGTCAATGTAAAAACAGGACACGGTACAAATGCTCAACTCAATGAGCGAGTGTACATGTATCATAAGGTTTAGACAATGGATAAGTATAAGCAGACAGCTGAGAAGAGGCTGAGTAATACTAAGTCACACGGACATCATAAAATACACCCAGAGGAGTTAGCAAGACAAGCCCATGTCAAAGGTGTTTTTGCTTCTGCTGAAAGGGAGAATTTTTTTGATGAAGTGTACGGTGAGGTTTTAGTAGACTACTTTTTAGAGTGGCTAAAGACTGAATCACACGAAACAAAGACTCGAGAGTTTCTCTACTCTTCGGCAATGGCACTAGGTAGTGTCAAGGCGAAAATGATAGGCTTTGAGATGTACGGAAGAAACGTACCAATTATGGAGGACAAACCAAATGTATGAAATTAACTATACACAACTAATAGAAAACTACGATGTTATGATAAATACTCTTGAATATGATTCAATGAGGAGCGGTGGTAAAGCTAAACTTAATGCTGAAACATTATATCACCTTCATATGATGCGTGGTAAATATAAAGAATTAACTACACCTGTAAAGCAGGAGGTAAATAAGAATGGAAAATAATACCGAAGCAAATATAGACTCTACCCAAATGGATGACTCTATCGCAGAGGGAAGTCGAACAGAAGAACAAATGCTGGCTGACATTGTAGCGAACTCCGAGTTCACTGAATCTCTACCCGATGAGCAAGACGTTCCTGAGTTAGACACGGAGGAGGCTGCAGAAGACCCAGAGGCAGAAGAATCCGAATACGAAGAAGTTGAAGAAGAAGTCGAGACAGAAGAAGAAGAAACAGAAGCTGAGGATGATACGTCTACCCAAGAAGCTGATGTCTACACTACTGAAGACTTAGACTTAGATGCAAAGGTCGCCATTAAAATAGATGGTAAAGAGACTGAAGTATCATTTAGTGATCTTATAAAAGGTTACTCTACTGAACAACATCTTTCTAATAAGGGTCGAGAACTTGGAGATGCAAGGAAACAATTAGATGCAGAGTATCAAACAAAGTTTGGAGAGATAAATAGTCTTGGACAAGCTTCTGCAGCTGTGTTGTATCGAGAAGAACAAGCGTTGGCAAAAGAATACCATGAGATAGAAGCTCAAATAGAGCAAGCTAGAAAAGATGGTGATACGTATGAAGTTAATGAACTAAAGGATAAACGAGAACAGTCTCAAAAGAACTACTGGAAAGCCAGAAGTGATAGAGAAGGCTTAGTAAAGAACGTACAATCCCAAGTTGAGCAACAGACTACTAAACAATGGAATGAACAACTAGAACACTTTAGTAAAGCTATTCCAGAAATGATACCTGACTTTAATGAAAAAACAGCAGTAGCAATTAGAGAGTTTGCTATTAGTGAAGGTATATCACCAGAAATTTTAGACACTATCGTTGATCCTGTAATTGTGAAGTTTGTAGATGACTACAGACGACTCAAACAAGGGGTTTCTAAAGGTACTGCTAAACGGAAAGCCACAGTGGTTAAGAAAGCACCTGTCAGAAAAGCTAAGACCAGATCACAAAAAGAAGTTGATAGGGAAACTAGAATAAGACAGAAAGCTTTTTCAGAGGATTCTTCCACTGATGACCAAATGGCGTTTCTTCGAGGACTTGCAAATAAATCATTAAACTTATAATACCTCGGAGGGTATAAAAAAAATGGCTAGTAATTTAGGCGTAAGAGGAACTGGCGGACCACAAGGTCCAGCTAGGGGAACTGGTAAGGACGTCTCACAAAGAGAAGACCTTGCAAATTTTATTACGATGATCACAAGGGATGAAACTCCTTTTATGTCATCAATCGGAAAAGCAAAAGCAACTGCTATCTATCACGAATGGCAAACAGACCAGTTAGAAGCTCCAGGATCTTCATTGATTGCTGAAGGTACAGACTGGATTGCCCCTACTGCAAACGGTAGTGGTGGTACAGGTGCTACACCTGCAACTGGTGCTAAGTTTGCTGTATCTGGTCCAAACAGAACCAGACTAGGTAACTACACACAGATCAATGGTAAAACTATTGCTGTTTCAGGAACTAGAAGAGCAGTTGATCAAGCTGGTGTTGCAGACGAATATGCATATCAGTTAAAGAAAAGAGGCACAGAGCTAAGAAGAGACGTTGAGCATGACATGGTTCATTCTTTCAATGTATCTGCAGCTGTCGGTGTTCAAGGTAACACTGCAAGATCTGCTGGTGGATTTCAATCTTTTATTAACAACTCATCTACAGTTAACTACGTAGGTCAGTGGGCAGCTCCACTCGTTCAAGGTGATGGAACATCTATACCAAGATCTTCACTCACAACTACTGCAGTACCAACTTTAGGTTCATTGTCTCTTACAGAGATTGATTCTGTTATGCAGAAGATTTATGAAGAAGGCGGTAAGGCTACTAAAGTTATGTTATCACCAAAGTTAAGAAGAGATTTCTCTGACTTAATGATCAGTGATACTGGCGTTGTAAGAAACATCGATGAGAAAGGAAAGCTAAGACAGTCAGTAGACGTATACATGTCAGACTTTGGCGATCTTATGGTCGTACCAAACTACATTATGGGATTATCTAATACAGTTCAATTCCAAAACTCAAATGGTACTCCTGCAAATATCAGTGCAACAACTCAAGTTTCTAACTTTTCAGCTCTTATATATGATCCACAGTGGTTTGCTATGGCGACTTTAAGACCTTTGAAAGAAGTAGATGTAGGTCAGCAAGGTGACTCAACTAAAGGAATGATGGTTGAAGAAGCAACTCTAGAAGTACGCAACCCAGTTGGTTGTGGAGCTATCTACGGTCTTAACTAAAGGTTATTGGGGGAAGTCAAATACTGGCTTCTCCCACCTTTTATAATAGGAGAACAATATGCCTATCAATGTACGAAAGCTAACTAAGAAAGAAAGATTTGATAATGCTTTAAAAGAATCAGAAAAAAAAATAACAGATTCAAGAAAAAAATATCAAGACCAAAATAAAAAACAACAAAGTGTAAGAATAGGTAGTAAATCAGATATTGCCGATAAAAAT